ATAGTTTGCCTCAGCTTGTTCTAGTGTAGTAGCCGCTCCAAAAGTATCTCCTAACTTTTCGTTGTATACCGCTAGTGCTTCTTCTTTAGACATTACACCTGAAGCTGCCATCTCAAAAGCCGTACCTACTTCATTAGTTACCATTATAGCGTCAACAGCTCCCTGCTCATAAGCTTTGTTAGCTTCAGTGTTTGCTTCCTGCATTGCTTTAAACTCTTCGCTTTCTGCAGCTGCAATACCCATAGACTCACCGAATTCTTTTATAATTTCTATAAGTGCATCAAAGGCCACACCTACACCCTCAGTGATTTGTTCTAAATATCCTAACTTAGACATCAATAAAACTACGATAGCTATGATACCCGCAATAACAGCAGCAATTAAATAGATAGGGTTGGCTAGCATTGTTTGCCCTAATGAAACAAACGCCTTACCTATTGAACCGATTGTACTTGTTAATCCACCAAACGCCTTACTAATATCATCAGGCTTTATTTGTCCCATTGCTGAAGCGAAAACCTTAGCACGCTCTGCAGCTTCTGCGAAGTCCATTGATAGTAAACTATCTTTGATACCTGCAAAGGAGTTACTTATACCTTCAAACTTTGAACCTGTAGCAAATGTAGCTACGGCCTCATTAGCATCTTTTAACTTGTCGCTTAGCTCCCCTGCTTTCATAGCAAGAGCTGCCATTGATTCGGGATCAGTAGCGTTGGCTATCTCACCTTTTAAAGCTCTTAGTTCTGCTTTGATTGCACCTATGCCACTTATCTTTAATGGTATCTCTACTTCGTTCATATCTTAATATTTTCTAAATTCTATTGTTGTACCGTTTAACAAGTCATCTGCTAAACCTATTCCTATTGTTGTTGTATAAACCCATATACAATTATCAACTGCTGAGTAGGAAGCACTTATCAAAATTTGATAATTATAATTCCCTACAAATACAGCTACTTGACTATTCAAAATATCACCGTATGTATAATCAATTAAGAAACCTTTATAAACCCCTTGAGCTTCTCTAGTCCACTCTATGATACTAAAAGTATTTTCTAGTATTGATATTGTTGGGTCTGCGGTTCCTGCCTGTGTTAAGTTAACTACATACTTTTGAGGCGGTGCTACATAAGGCAAACCGTTAAGCGTACCTGTTAAAGTTAGGTTGTCAGTTATGATACCATCTTCAGCAGACTTCAAGCCGTTACCTGTGGCTGTAATCTTTTTACCTATGATAACATTGCCCGCACCTACTACTGCACCTGTGACCTGGCCTATAACAATATTACCATGTTCATTCTTAGAATTCAATACGCTTGTACTTGCTACCTGTGTAGTAGTTTGGTTAGCGGGTACGCCTGTACCTATATGGCTAATAAATGGAGCGAAATCTATTTCAGTGTCAATGCTTATTAATTCGACTTTTGTTAGCGTGTTACGGCTTGCATCGTAATCAATTACCTTGTTAATGTTCCACCAACTGTTATCTATTCTAATCTTATCATTTAACTGCAAAGCTTGTATATCATCTTCTTTAAGATTAAAATTAGCTATAAGCATTTTACCTACATTGATTTGATTAATGGTCCTACGCCAATATAGATTATAAAGATTGTTGTTTGTTAAGCTTTGAGGTGAGTAGTAATAAAAATCACAAGTAGCGAAGTTAATGTCAAAGGTTGGGTTTAAAGGATTGTTGAAGTGTCCCACCATTGGGTAGGTAGTTCTGTTGGTTAATCCTGTAGTACCGTAATCATAAATGTTATAAGGTGAACAGGTACCCATACCACCATCGTATAAGATACGAATATTTGTTTTGGGTGCAGCTCCTGCCAACATGGGTACATAAGCTCCAAAGATTGTTTTAGTAATTGGTGTAGGTGAGAATATTAATTCTTTGGTGTCTACATCTTTTACATACTCATTATCAAAAGTATAAGTTACTTGACCGTAAACTTCCTTAGTTACTTCTTCATAAGTTTTGTTAGGGTCGTCACTATCCTGCTTGTAGGTTAATACAAGTTTCTTATTTGACAAGTCGGGTAAAAATATTAGTTCCTGGTCTTTACTCTTATCAAGCTTGTAAGTCCAGTCTACTTCCTTACCGTTGTCGTAATAATCATATCTATGAGTTAAGATTAATTTATTCGGTTGATCGTTATCAATGTCTACATACAAGTTGTACATTTGAAATATAGACTTAACAAAATCACTTTGCTTAATCTTTGAAGGTATGTATTGATTTACATTTAAAGTACCACTACCAATGATAACACTAGGGCTAGGTAGTATCTTTATGTTAATATCGTTTATTCTTAGGTTAACATTTACCTGAGCATTAGGACCAAACGCATTATTTTTACGCCATCTAAAAGTAGAGTTACTATTGTTTGAATAGCTCATCTCAATACCCGCTGCAAGTTGCACAATTTGACCCGCTAATATTGTAGGTGTCACTCCTGTACCTGTAGCTAAAACCGTTACGCTTGTAGTCGCTGTATATAAAGTTGTTGTACCTGTTGGTAGCGTAGTCCCTACTATTGGTGCTACTGCTAGTATTGGCTGAGCTGAAGTGTTAAGATATACGGTTACATCATTACCACCGTTTGTGATAGTTTTTAAAAATGGCTTGTATTGTATGTTTGTCCATGTTTGTGTACCTGGCGTTCCGTTTAATTGGTTCGGTGTATATGTAGGGTATGCGGGCACACCGCTTGTATTGTTTATAAGTACATCGTAATAAATAACTACCTCATAAAAATAGTATTGAGACTGTAAAGCCGTTGTGTTAAACGGTGCTGCATAACTTCCTGTAGCAGGATTAAATAAATTCTGAGTGTCTATTGTTTCTACCCACCCTGTATTAATCACTTGCTGAAAACTATTGTTTTGTCCTAACAGCTGTACCTTTGTTGTCGTGTATGTTGTGCTAGCTTGTACTAAAAAATCATTGTAATCAAAGTTATTAGCATCACCGTTGTAAGGTATAAATAGCTTGTCAAACTTTGCAGCACTTAAAGTGGACCAATCGTAACTAAACCCCGCCTGTGCAAATATCCTATCAAAATAAGTCTTAGCAAATATAGCAGGTTTAAATTCGTTTATGCCGTAGGTAGTGTCACCACTACCAGGTAAGAAATACTTATAGCCATTTGCTACTGTATTACTAAAACCGTTTGTAATTGCTGTAGAGTTGAAGCTGTGGTTTAAGTCAGTAAAATCTAAGTCAGTTAGTTCTTTGTTTGTGATCGCTGTAAAGAATTCAGCTTTAGTATCTTTAATTAATACTTCATAGGTTACATACTCTTCGTGAGCACTGGTTACCTGTTGTTTAGTTACATTAACTAATTGAAGCAAGGCATCTTCTATGATAGGTACGCCATTTTGAATAACTGAACACTTAGTAACTTTGTTAATGTCAAATGTCCCCGCCTGTATGTTTACATCGTAGTAATGATTTAACAAGTCGTTATTATTCTTACTACCTGTTAAGGTAATAGTTTTACTAAACGAACCTTTGCGAAGTGATAAATCTCTAATGTCCCCTACTTGAAAGTTTAAAGGGAACGCAGTACCTTCTTGTGTTTCTAAATATCCTGTGCCTATTTGTATCTTAACCATTGACTAAGTCTTTATTTGCAAATGTGATATTAATAGATTGTCTAATTAAATTTTTATTCTTTTGCTTAAAGATACTAAAACTTGAGGTAGTAACATTACAGCTTATGTACAAATCACTGCTAGGGTTGTCACAATCTTCTGCATAGTTGCTGTACTTAATATATGTAACAGGTGAGCTCACTAGCTCCTCAAAGTATGCAGCCATTTGCTCACTCATATAGTTGCCATTTAATTCAATGGACTTATCAACTGAAGTATACACATTGCTTAGTCCGCGATCCGTTGTTTTGTAGTTCCACATTGTACCCGATATATAACCCTGTACATCTTTGTTAAATAATTCTCTAGTGACATTACCTGTTTCGTAGTTAGCCAATGTGAATGCAAATGAAGACCACGAACCCATCCGGTCTAAGAATAGAATTGAATACTCTTCACCTCTTATACGCCTGTCAATGTTTACTCTATATTTAGCAGACACTTGACCCGCTCCCCTATCATACCAATACTCGTAATACTCAGTAGTAGGATTAATCAAAGGCAAAGCACCCGATACTACAGTAAGAGTTCCGTAGTTGTTTGGTCCTACAGTTACATGCCCTAACAAACTTGTTAAGGTTACATCTTTACTGAATAAATCACCGTCACTATTTTGAAAGTACATTGTGTCAGTTAATCCATTGTTGCTGTATACCTGTGCAACTAAATCCTGTGATAAGGTAGCTGTAAAGTCTAAAGGTTGGTTAGTTAAGAATAAATCATTAGCACCGTTTAAAGCATAGGTACCTGGTACATAGCTAGGAAATTCGGGCCATCTAATTGCACCATTGAATACATAGTTGTTTAAGTCAGTAGCTATATCTCTAGTGATTGTTTTTCTGTTATCTGCATAGGCAACAGTCCCATCTATGTTAACATTTGTTACGCCTGAAAATGAGCTGTTAACCACAAAGGCAATTGCCGTAGCACTGATCACTGTAAATAAACCTTCAAGCTGTGGGTTAGCTATACCGCCATCTGCTTGCAATATATTAACCTGTTGACCCGCTACAAAAGTATTGGCTACATTAATTTGTACCTTACCCGCTGAAGCTGACAAAGGGAAAACATAAGATACTGAAGTCAAATATTCCTCACCTACTTTAACATCGTACTTGTAGTATGAGTTCACTGCAGTATATGCAACAGGTGCTGTTTCTTTTAGGTTAAATGTAACCTTAGCTTGTAGCAATTTCGTTAAATCAATTATGCCGTTACCTGTAGAGAATTCAGGCAACACTCTATATTCAGCAATTTTGTTTGCCGTTCCACTCTCATAGATATCATAGATATATTTGAAACCTAAGTTATTGCTATTGGTAGAATTGTAAATAAACTTAATCGGGTTGTATGCTGGCGTCAGTGAATACGGCTCAGCTATCTTTGTTATGGCCATTGATTGTATTTTACTATATTAAGCTATTGTGCTTTCGTGTTTCTAAAGGATTGCATCGCTACCTGGTAAGCTTGTTCTAACATTATCAAATGCTGTTGCACCCTCATAGGATTGTTGAATACTATATGCACTTGCTTACCCGTCTTATGGTGTATGTAAGCTTGCACTACTTGAACCTTGTGTTGTATATCAGAATGCATAGTAACTATCTTCGGTGTAGTATTCCTGTCTTATGTGGGTAGTCGCATATCTTACCGCATCCATTGCATCATCAAATAATTTAACAGGCTCATCAGTTATAAAATCTCCTATCTTCTTCCACTTGTAGTTTTCGTATTCTCTTTTAATTGGCTTGCTATCTTCACACCATACCCCGAAGCTCTTTACATTATCAATACCTTTCTTAACTACCTTGTTAGCGTTCTGTACATCGTAGCCGCTATTGTTCAGCTCTTTGATTATTTCTGGACGCGAGTAATCGGCTAAGACTGTTATATGCTTTTCAATCTCTAGGCTATTCATACGCTCAATTAGTAGAGTAGTAGTCAAGTAGCTTTCATAGATAACAGGTTCAATGTAGATGTCATTATCACACCAATAGACCCGCACTAAAGCAGTAGGGTGATTGTACCCGAAGTCAAGGCCATAAACATAGTTAACAAACCTTGCGGGCCTATGCTGAATAAATGTCCACTGAGAATAGATGTTGCTCTTGCTTGTAGCTTTCTCACCTAAAGCATAGATTTGATAAAGAGCTTCATCGGTTCGTTTAAGGTCTTCAATTTGTTTCTTAATACTTTCGGGTAGGAAGGGGTTGTCTTTGTATGTTGACTTGATTAATATGCTCTCATCTTTTGGTAGCTCGTATAACCAACTCGCACTATCACTCGGATTATAGTCAAAGATTAGCTTAGACTCAGTTCGCATATTCAACTGTGTGAAATCATCAAAGTATAATTCGTTGGCTTCATTACACCAGGCAAGGTCACGCTTCCTACCCCTTATCTTCTGCTCATCATCTACACTAAAGAATTCAACTATTGAACCATTACCAAAGCTGTAGATATGCTCACTCTTATTGTGAGCTTCCTGGCTATATAGCTCGGTTTCTTTTAATATCTCTATGAAGTCACGCATTACCGTTGCCCTCAATGCAGGGAAAGTCTTACGAATAATTGACACTACCTTATTGGGGTTCTGCAAGCAATACACTATAACAAGCTGACAAAGGCTGTAGGTCTTCGAGCTTCTACTACCTCCCTCATTAATTATAAACCTACGATCACCTTCCAGTGCTTCGTGGTTCTTCTGAAAAATTACGGTGCTCTTTATCTCCATACCAAAAGCAAGGTAAGTTACCCCTACCCCTATTACTCTATTTATATATTATTATATATTTTTTTTAAATTTTGAAAATAAGAGTATAAGTACCCCTACTCAGTAGGCTTCACAATTGTAACGGTGATACTGCCTATCTTATCATTTTGTGAGGTTACATCTGTTTGCTCTTTTAAAGCGTTTAGACGCTGTGTAATTGACGGGTTATATTGTCCTACCATACCTCCTTCGATTTGGTCTCTGCGTATCTCTTTCTTTATGTGCGAGCAGACTGTCCTGTACTCCGAATATCTACCATCTGTATTATCGAAATAATGGTGTACATCTGAGTAATCTTTAAAGGCCCAAACTTCAAAACCTTCAATAGTCAAAGGTACCCGTAATGGCTCCGCTATCATCTCAGCTGTCTTTTGAGAAAGTACATATTTTGTCCTAGGATTGTTTGCTACATAGGTCTTATACTCTTCAAACATTTGCATAAGCTTTTCGGGTGTCTCAATTAATTTGGGTCTCATCTTGCTTTGCTTGTTAAAGTATCTATTTCTTTTTGTAATGCTTTTACTTTCTCCTGTTTAATTTCTTCAGGTGTCAATGTATCAAATAGGTTAATTGTGATTAATCCGTCTTTTAATAGCACTTCAAATTTAGAAGCTCTTGAGGACATTAACTCATTTAATAAGACTGTATCATTTTCAGCATTTAAATATAAGTCTAAAGTACTTTCGTTACTCCTTAGATTAATTTCGCTATCTATTTTTATTTCAGTTATTCTCATCTTCTTCTTTAGTTTTCTTTGGTTTCTTTGTCTCTTCTACTCCTGTGTAAGTGACTGTCTTTACTTCTTCAAAGATGTAACCTAATCCTATGTTAGTTACATAAGCGTAACGATCAGGTGTAATCTCATCTATTACTATTTTAAGGTCACCGTACTGTGATTGCTTTATTATTGTCTTACCAATAAATTCACTTTTGATTCGTGTTTTCATATTCATCTACTATTAAAAATGTGTAATACATACATACCCAAACACCTGCACACCTGGCGGCCCATTGGTAATCTAAAGCTATCAAAGCAATACCTGCAGAAAATGCTACAAGTAAAGATAGCGTGCTAAGTACTTGACTAATCTTCATAACTATATTGTAATTCGTTTAATTCGTGTTTCAAATCCTTTATGATGTAATGGGCTGAGGTTGTAGTAATATCGAAATACTTAGCCATACTTCGGGCTGTATTATATCCTTTATCAATGTAAGCTTCAAAGATTGTTTTCTGTATGCTATCCTTTATTCTTTGTCTATATATTTCTATTACGGCCTTTTGAAGATTATAAGTTTTATCGGCTAATATCTTAGCATCTAAATCGGTGGTATCTTCTGCAGCGTCTTTGTCAACTATGAACGGCATTGAATTTATCCTATCGTGTCTATTTGATAGTGAAGATGTCCATATCACCTGGTACTTAATTGTATTGAATAAATAAGATTTAACCTTTTCGATTGTTGGTAATGGATCGTTTATATTGACTACATGAATATAAGAATTGTTTATAACGGTATCAGCATCTATAAAACTTTTGAACCGCACAAGGAAGTAGTTAGTATAAGTCCTAACTTCTGCGTAATTCTCAGTTATGTATTTATCAAGTATTGCTTTCATACCATAATTTAAAACCTTTAAACCAAATCTTACGCCTAACTGAAGAACAGAAACAGTCCTTTTCTTTGACGCCTGTATATTTTTCTTTTATCTTAGCTAACTTATTAAGATTAACCTTTGCAGTCCTAACAAGTTCCTCAGTTTCAAATATAGACGCAATTAAGTCTACTTCAGTTTGTTCAAACATAAATCTAAAATAAAGGTAAGTAAAGCAGCAAAGCAAGCAAGGCTAAAATCTACTGTGATAAATATAGTTAACCAAAAGCTCCAGCACTTCCAACACCCTAAAGCTGCGTGTGTAAAGACGGTTAAATTGTCAACAGGTAGCTTGTTAAATATTGCATCTATTGATAGCTGTAATGGCTCAAAGTTTACTAACCACCACGCCATTGATATAATTAATATTAGTTCCATAGTGTAAATATATAATTAATTTTAATATAAACGCTTTAAAATAAAAAACCCCTAATTAAAGGGGCTCATTATATTCATTCGGTAAATGTACTTGTCTAACTTCTTTGCTGTTTCTAAACTTACATCTTTTCCCTGCAGAAACCTATCAATATTGTATTGGTGAAACTTCTCACCTCTACCCTGTATTTCTTTGACTATTTGGTTTCGTGTTTTGGTCTTTAATGCTTCCCTTAGATAAGCTCGTAAACTATAATCATCTATGTACATATCAAAATGGTAAGTCATCAGCATCAAGTTCAGTAACTCTTATTTGTGGCTCATCAGTTTTAATATACGGCTCACTAAAAGAACACGAAAAGTATTTAGTTCCTTTTGAAGACTCCTTAAGCCATAACGCTACTTCCATATCTTTACCATTTACATTTACCTTACCCTTATAGTCGGGGTGGTTTTCGGACTTTTTGTTATCATTTTTAAAGATAGCACCGCTGTTGTTTTTTGTTTCCATTTTATATTTATTTAATTGTTACTTCAAAATGACACATAAGAAATGCAATTCTAATACACTTATCTTCAAAGTCTATTGCTATCATTGGAGTAATAGAAATTACATTCCATACTTTATAACTGTTAATTAATTTTACTTTCATTTTTAATATTATTTAGTTGTTAGGGATAAAATTAACTGTCATAGACACTAATTGTCCATCTGTTTGTTTTGTATACTCAACTGAATCTACACTTACTAAATTGATTCCCATTAAGTTTGGGAATACATCTACGGGAATTGGGCAATAAGCATTGTTCTTTACCACATCTTCAATTGTTACTTTTTTTGTTTCCATTTTAATCGTTTTTAAGGTTTAATAAATAAGCTATTGAACAAACCCAACCCCAAACTATTGCGGGTGTGAGCAGTATTGTTAGTAAAATTATCATATCGTTTCTATTAGTTGGTTATAGTATTCTCTGCATAATTCTATTCGTGTTTTTATCTCTTCGATTACAGTCTCATCCCTGTCAACAACAAAAGTCTTAATTCGTTTTTCTTTTGGTATATGGTCAAAGTTATGCTTTGCTTCTACAAAATCACGAATATCTTGACTCTCATCTATTGACTGCTGCTTCCAGTGTTCACGCCTTACCTCATCTTCAACTATTTCAAATGGTGTATTAATCAGGCAGTAACAAAGTAAAGAAGTTTGCTTACCTGTTAACCACATATAACCCTGTAGTTGGTAAAAATAATCTTTATTAGGTAGCTCATCTTCAAAGAACGGGAATGTAGTTGCATCCCAACTTGATTTCACATCTAAAAGAATATCTGTATTAACATCAGGTGTGCCTTTAATCCACTCATTGCTAAAGCTTTCTTCGTTTTTATATATGAACCCAACTTCTAAAGTGTCCATTGCTAAATTGATAGCCTCATCTTCTACGGCATTACCCTTGTCTGTATACCTACTCCAAAACTCCTTATAGATTCCGTATTTTTCCTGTAGTACAAGCTCCTGTATATAGGTCTTAGTAGTTTGTGACAGTACCTCGCTTTTTAAACGAGGCTTTGTCATTATCTTACCTAATTGGCTGCATCTTACCTTCATGGTTGTACAAGTTTAGTTTGTGCAGGTGTTAAATCAAACTTTTCAATTAGTTCCGCAATAGTGTAACTACCATTTGAAATAGATTCTAATGCCTTATCAAATCTTTTAGCGTCTATTGTAGGCTTCTTTGGTTCGTGTTTAACTTGCTCACCTGAAGCATCGGTATCTTTATCAGTTACAAGCCCGCAAATCGAAGATAAAGCGTATCTACGAAGGTATGTAATAGCACTTCCTAATACTTGAAAATCATTCATACCTTTTAATTGTACTCCTTGAGGTATTGCTGTTTTACTTTCTATACTTTCACCACTTTCACAATGGAATAAAATAGTAATTAATTCAGTTCCGTTGATTAACTGAGTAAAACCTAATCCGTTTTTCTTTAGTAATGGGTTGATAGTCTCAAAGATTTTAGGCAAATCTGCATAAGTGTAACCGTAACCTTGTGTTGCTTTGTGAATAACAGGTACTTCCTGTTGAAATTCAGCTAAACTTTTAAATAAATTTTTCATAGCGTTTTGTTTTTAAATTGTTAATTATACACAAATATAATACTTTTATTTTAATCAGCAATATTTTTTATCTTTTTTTTATAAATTTCTATTATTTCTTTTAGTTCTTCTTTTGTCCACTTCTTTACATCGTGTGCTTTAGCTTGAAGCTGCATTAATCTTTCGCCTCCTATTCTCTTTTCAATTCCTATTTGATAGTTTAACAGGTTACCTGATAAAAAAGTGTTACAGTGTTCGCATTGTAAATGGCAGTTATCCTCGTCAAATCTTACTGCCGAATG